TTCTTTGGGACATGTCTGATAATAGTGGTTACATCAATGTTGTTTCCGTGATGCAGAAGTTCTTTGATCAGGCAATCTCTGGAAATTGGAGTTATAATCCAGAAAACTATCCAGATAATGAGGTTCCTGTTACAGTAATGGCACAAGACCTTCTAAGGACTTATAAGTATGGTTGGAAGACATCTTATTACCAGAATACATATGATCATAAGACTGATGAAGTCAAGGAGGAAACAACTAAGGATCAACTAAACAAATTACTTGAACAAATTATGGAGTCCAGTGAGGAAGATTGTGAAAGCTGTAAAATCTAGTAACGAAAAGGAGTTTCAAATGGTAGAAGGAATGACCGTATTCAACACCAGCACTGATGTTGATACTCGCAAACAACCAATGTTTTTTGGTCAACCACTAGGTTTGCAGCGTTATGATCACTATAAGTACCCAGTATTCGATAAACTAACCCAACAACAACTGGGATATTTCTGGAGACCCGAGGAGGTCTCCCTTCAGAAGGATCGTAGTGATTATCAAACTCTACGTCCAGAACAAAAACATATCTTCACTTCTAACTTGAAGTACCAGATCATGTTGGATTCCGTTCAAGGTCGTGGCCCTGGTATGGCATTCATCCCTTACTGTTCTCTTCCTGAACTGGAAGCGTGCATGGAAGTCTGGGGATTCATGGAGATGATTCACTCTCGTTCATACACTTATATTATCAAGAATGTATACTCCGATCCAGGAGAAGTTTTTGATCACATTCTTGATGATGACAAGATTGTGAGTCGTGCGACTTCTGTTACTGAAGCGTACAATGATTTCATCAATGCCGCACAACAGTATGGAACCTCAAATGACTGGATCCATGCACAAGAAGGTGCAGGTTACTTCAAAGAAAACCGTAAGGAACTCAAAAGAAAACTCTATCGCGCTGTTGCCAATGTCAATATTCTCGAAGGTATCAGGTTCTATGTCTCGTTCGCTTGCAGCTTTGCGTTTGGTGAACTCAAACTTATGGAAGGATCCGCTAAAATTATCTCTCTCATCGCACGAGACGAAAATCAGCACCTTGTCATTACTCAAAACATCCTCAATAAGTGGCGCGAAGGCGACGATCCAGAAATGCAAGAAATTGCTAAAGAGGAAGAATCTTGGGTAACGGAGTGTTTCCGTAAGTGTGTGAATGAAGAAAAAGAATGGGCTAAGTATCTCTTCAAAGATGGTTCCATGATTGGTCTGAATGACAAACTACTCAACAATTATGTCGAGTGGATTGCTAATCGTCGTATGAAGTCTATTGGACTGAAACCAATCTATGATATTCCTGCAAAGAATAATCCCCTTCCTTGGACTGAACACTGGATCTCTTCTAAGGGTCTTCAGGTTGCACCGCAGGAGACAGAAGTGGAGTCTTATGTTGTCGGTGGTATCAAACAGGATATGAAGAAGGATACCTTCGCTGGATTCCAACTCTAAATATTAATAACAACTGAATTGAACTTAGTCTTATGGCAACCCAAACTAAAATTCCCAGGGTAGTTTCTGAAGAACTACCCGCAAATCCTTTTTCTTTTGAAGTATTTGCACTTGCATCTAAACAAAGAACTAATGCAAAAAAAGCAGAGATTCTTAAGAAATATTCCCATCCTTCTTTACAAACCCTTCTAATTTGGAACTTTGACGAAACTGTCATTTCCGAATTACCAGAGGGACTTGTTCCATATTCTAGTGTAGGACAACAAAATGTATCTCAAGGAACTTTGAGTTCTAATATTGAACGTGCAGTTCAAATGATGGGAGAACTTGATTCCAATTCTATTGGTTCTCAGGATCAAGGCAGAACTTCCATTCGTCAAGAATATACTTACTTTTATAATTTTGTAAGGGGTGGAAATAACAACCTTTCTCAAAGAAAGAGAGAGACCATGTTTATTAATATTCTTGAGGGATTACATCCTCTTGAGGCTGAGATTTTGATCTTAGTTAAAGATAAAAAACTTGACACAAAGTATAAAATATCCCAGAAAAACGTCGCAGATGCATTTCCCGAAATTCGATGGGGAGGAAGATCCTAAATATCTAATAGGAAATAGTATCTTATCATAAAATGTCTAGACTCGGTATTAATACTGGAACCTCCCCAAACGATGGACTAGGAGATAGTTTGCTCGTTGGTGCAGTAAAAATTAATCAAAATTTTAATGAACTGTACTCAAAACTTGGTGATGGGACAGATTTAATCCCAGCCTCTACAGGAAATACTTATTATGTAACCGCAAATGGTGATGATACTTTTGATGGGAATTCTTTAACTAATCCATTTCTAACTATACAAAAGGCAATAACAGTTTGTACTTCTGGAGATACAATCCAAGTTGGAGTTGGAACATTCTATGAAGCTTTCCCATTAACTCTTCCATCTGGGGTAACCCTAAGAGGTTCTGGAATCAGAGCGACAGTAATCAATCCAACAGAACCAACAAAAGACAATGACGCTATTCTTTTGAATGGTGATACAACTGTCGAAGACTTAACAGTTGGTGGATTCTACGAACCGGGTGTAGGATTCAAATTTGCTAATAATTGTAAGACAGTATTAAGATCTCCATATATCCAAAGAGTTACTGTATTAAATAAAGGATCTGTAACTTCTGTATCGGATCCTTACGGATTTGATACTCCACATTCACCACCATCGACTTGGAAAGCTGGTAGAGGTGTTTTGATTGATGGTAGTGTAGTTGATCCATCAACACTTGAACCAGCAATGTTGTTTAATGAGTGTACTTTTATCACTCCAAATAACGTTGCTCTTGAAATGACTAATGGTGGTAGAACTGAGTGGGTAAACTGTTTCAGTTACTTTGCCGATAAGGGAATATACGCTTACGATGGAGAAGTTGGTCTTGGAAGTACTGGTACTATAAGAGTAAAAACAGGCACACTTACTGGAAGTACTCCTATTGCTGATGATGAACTTTACTATATGGATAGTAATTCATCTTCTGGTACTTACACTCACATTGGAAATTATCTTGAGATTACAAATGTTGGTCATGGATTGACTGTTGGTGATAGAGTATATGTTAATTTCACATCTGGTGGATCAGCTGGTGGATATGATGGATTCTACCAGGTAAACCAGTATATTGGTATTAATACCTTTGCATTTACGATTGATGCAAATAATTCTAGCGGAGATGCTACTTATAAGAAAGCTTTAGGATTTGGTACTGTAGTAGATTATGATCCTATAGTTGGATTAAGTTCCATTCTAGGTAAGGGCGAGGGACTATTCCAACTTCCATCTGAAAGAGCTGGAAAAACAGTTACTGCATACGGTAATGCAGCTCTATCCACAGTTCAAGAAAAATTCGGAACAGCTTCTCTTCTTCTAGACGGAAGTGGAGATTATGCAAAGACCCTATCGAATTCTGACTTTGGATTTGGGACAGATGATTTTACAGTAGAAGGATTTGTTAGACTCACGGCAAATGGATCTGATCAGCATTTGTTTGATTTCAGAAACTCTTCTGCTTCAGATTCTGCAGTTCATGTTAGTATTGCCGCAACTGATGTTGTTAAAGTAAGTTATGGATCTACGGATATAATTACTGGAATTACTTCCCTTACAACTGGATCTTGGTATCATTTAGCAGTTTCTCGTTCTTCTGGATCAACAAAACTATTTGTTGATGGTACTCAGGAAGGAGATACTTATTCAGATTCCAATGATTATGAGAGTTCTAAACCATTTGTAATTGGTGCTGCATATGATGGTTCCACTGGATCTTCTGCATACATTGACGAAGTAAGAGTCTCCAATAATGCAAGATATACTGGAAACTTTACTCCAACAACTTCTGCTTTTGTCTCTGACGGAAACGATAAACTCATCCTCCATTTTGATGGAGTAACTGGAAGCACTTTACTTGTAGATAGTTCTCTTCCAACTCAGGATATTCGTTGGGTTCGTTCTGGTGTTGGTATTGCAACCGCAACTAAGATTATTCTTGCTGATTACCAACAGTTCGGTGCATCAATGAGATCTATTGGATCTGCTACTGTTTTTGGTAACACTGGAGTCACTGCGGAAGGACCTGGATCCATATTGAGAATGTTCGCTTTCAATTTCGGTCATATTGGATCTGGAAAAGACTTCTCGCAAGATGAGTCTTTAGTTAATCAGAGTAATGAAATCGTTACTTCAAACGGAGGAAAGGTTTATTCAGTTTCAATTGACCAGTCTGGTGATTTTAGAGTTGGCGATGCCTTCTATGTCAACCAACAATCGGGAACAGTAAACTTTGGTGGACAAGATTTTAGTATTAGTAGCCTATCTGACTTGACTATTACAGATGGTTCTAATACTTCTACCATAACTCCTACCTCAATTAATATTGGGAATATTCAACTATCTTCAAACGAAGTAACAACAACATCTGGTGACCTTGTATTTAATCCATCTGGAATCAGTTCCACTACAGTAGAAGGTGATTTAAATGTAAATGGAACATCTCATCTAAACGGATCTATTGTTCTTCGTGACAATGATGTTATTAGAATAGGTGATGATGGAGATCTACGTATTTGGCATGATGGTAGTCAGAGTCTTATTTCTGATACGGGAACTGGAAGTCTTGTCATTAGAGCGACTGATTTGAGTCTTCAAGCAGCAAATGCAGACAACTTCGCATATTTTACTGCAGACGGATCCGCCGCATTCTTCCATGACAGCACTAAGAGAATTGAAACCACTGGTTATGGCGCATCGATCACTGGTGCCACTTTCACAAATAATGTCATTGAGAGAGTCGTAGGAACCGCCTCAAGCATCATCAGCGTATCCGCTGGGACTCTGACTCTTGATTTGTCTCAGGGTAGCGTTAGAATGGGTGATATAAATGCCTCCGTGTCTACATGGGCATTTACCAACTTCCCAGCAACTTCTCAGTTTAGAGGCGGTATGCTTAAGTACACTCTAATTCTTGATGGTGATGTAACACAAACATATGGAGATATTTGCACGGTAAATGGAGTTTCCGTTTCTGGTGGAATCAAGTGGAAGGGTGGTTCTGCACCATCTCCAACTAATAATTTCGATATAATTACTTTTACTATTGTTAGAGATAGTGATTATAATTACTCTGTATTTGGATCAGTTGATACAAATTACTCATAATAAATAGTAAAATCCCAAATATTTGGGTAACCAGCCAAAGAAAATTTGTGGTTATTTGTAGATTTTTTGTTTTTTATCAATAAATTTTCTGTTGGAAATCGATAAGAAGTTATGTCCAATTTAACCAGAGACACCTTAATCAAAACAATTGTTTCCGAAGAAATGTTGGGTTGTAGTGGTGATGACTATACAAAACAGTTGAAGGAAACCAAAAAGAAATGGGAACATGCTTCAAGTGAAGAACTTTGTAGAAAATACAATCAAATAAAATACACTAACATTACTGTCGATATTTTGTCTTGATAAATAGAGCTGCCTTACTCTATACCCATGGCTGACACTAAACCAGCAAAGGTAGAAGAGAAAGACCATCATGAAGATAGAAGTGAAGTTCTTGGTAATCTGGTGAAAGTAGTTGTACTTATCTGGTCTGCTTCTCTTCTTACCTTTAGTTATGTTAGACTTCCTAACGGACAAAAGATTTTAGATTTCGATCCTACATTCATTGCCTCTGTGTTCTCTGGATCTTTAGCTGCCTTCGGACTTTCACCCGCTAAATCTGGTGGTGGAAACGGAAATGCCAAGACAACTCCAAAAAAAGAACCAGAGGTTGTTTCTGGGATAGAACCTAAGAAAGAAGAAACCGAAAAATTCTAATAAGGTGAACTAAAATGTCCTTAGATAAAAATCGTGAAATTACAGTAGATTCTGAAATACCAATAGAAACTCCAACAAAGAAAAGATCGCCAATAAGGGGTGTTGCGTTGGCGTTTGGTGTTGTTTTTGGTGTTGCTCATATCGGTGTTCTGGGACATCTTCTAAACGCAACTAGACCGCAGTATCCAGTAATCAATTTCCCTGGTGGTGACTACTCTTCCTATAAGGTGGAAGCAACTAGGGATGGATATAAGATTGAATACAAAGCAAACGATCCTGCTATTCTAAATTCTGAGAGACAACTAAAACTCGATCAGAAGAAAGGTGGATTGTTTGGTGGAGGTGGTATTGAAAGTCGTAGAGAGTATCGTAACGATCAATACACTATGGATGGTGCTAGAAACTTAGGAGGTGGCGCTTTAGACGCCGAGGGAAAGAACGGTGCCAAAAGCGAAGAGTGTATACGGGCGGACGCTGGAGCACGGTCTCAAGGTGCGATGGCAGGAACCGCAATTAGTGCAGGCTTGATCGTCCCAGCGGTTTCCAGCATTCCTTACGTTGGATGGTTAGCATCTGGTTGGGCACTTCTTCTTGGACAAAAGTTGGGTTCAGATGCTGGTTCAGAAGTTGGTAAGGTATTCAATGGTTGTGATTAATGGAACACAAGTTTGAACACCATTGGGGTGGTGAAGAGATGTGGTATCACAAAGCAGAGAGATGGACGAACAAACAAAAGTTCCCCATCAATCATCTTGCTTTGGGATTTATTACTTGGTTGAAGGAAAAATGGGTTGACGGAAAGGTTCAAATGGAAATGGCATCCATTGATAAACAGGTGAGGGAAATAGGTGCCATTTGGGAAGAAGAAGATAAAAAGAATCAAGAACCCATTGTTGAATCTAAACCATCAGAAGTAGAAGGACTTGATGATATTCGTATCAGAGCATCATATCAAGTAGATTTATCTGGTGATTGGAATGATATCGAACTAAACTACAAAAAGTGGCGATAAAAACTAAATAATTACTCACACGGACACAATTAAATATGTCGTACTTTAAGAAGGCACTTGCTGTCTCTTCGGCATTATTAATGGGAATGCCTACGGCATCCT